ATGAAACAATGTTAGTACCTGGTCAAGATATGAAAGTATTTCCTGGTAAAATATTTAGAAGACAGAGTGGACAAACAGGACAAGCAGTACATGGAGTTAAGTTTCCTAATACTGCATACGAGAATTTACAAATGTTTGACAAGTTTAGACAACTTGCAGATGAAGCTACAGGTATACCATCATACTCACATGGAGCAACAGGTGTACAATCTACAACTAGAACTGCATCAGGTATGTCTATGTTGATGGGTGCTGCAGCATTAAGTATTAAAACAGTTATCAAAAATATTGATGACTATTTATTAAAGCCCCTAGGACAATCATTATTTTATTGGAACATGCAATTTAATGATGAAGCTCCACATATAAAAGGTGACCTTGAAATTAAAGCTCAAGGAACTTCTTCTCTAATGCAGAAAGAAGTTAGATCTCAAAGATTAATGACATTTATGCAAACTGCATCTAACCCTGCACTTGCACCATTTGTTAAATGGCATACTTGTTTAAGAGAGATTGCTAAATCTTTAGATATAGATCCTGAACAATTAATCAATGATCCAGAAAAAGCTGCGATCTATGCACAAATAATGGGAATGGCAAATGGAACTCAAAACAATACAGCCCCTGCTGGAGGACAAAGTCAAATGGAATCAACTGGAGAAGTACCTACAGGAGCTTCGCCAACAGATCCATCAGGAGCTGGAGGTGGCAACATCGGAACAGGCAATGTACCGATGCCAGGGGAAGCTGGCTTTAGTGCGGCAAATACTCAACCTCCAAGAAGCGAACAAACACAGTAAAATAAATAATGGCTAAAACATTTGATCCAAATAGAGTTAGACCAGGAACAATAGAACTGGTAAGAGATTCTAATGGAAACTATACTACTAAAGTAGTAGGTTTAGAAACTATTAATAGTTTATCTTTACCAGATATATCTACAACAGCTGCTACAACTAAGACAGATACAGATACTAAAACAGCTACAGATATAACTGGAGATACATTACAAAGTCAAACCCAAATGGCTTTTAAAACTGGTGATAATAATCAAACAGACACTACAGGTAATATGTTAAAAGAAGCTAAAAAAACTAGTGATATGTTATCTAATACTTTTACTAGACCTAATATGGGAGATGTTGCTAATGATAGAATTACATCACCATTAGATATTCAATCACCAACTGAAACAGTATTTGATAGACCTAATATAAGAGATGTTGCTGGTGATAGAAGAATGTCAGCAGAAGAAGCTGCACCACAAGAAAATATATTATCAGATGTTTCTTTAAAAGATCCATCTGTTACTTCTGCTAATGTACAAAAAGGTATAGTTGAAGCACCAGGTATTAATTTTGATTTTTTAAAAGGTGATAGATTTAAACAAGGTACACCCTCTGTTAATCCTATAGGTGGAGTAGATCAAATAGCTGCAGATTCTATGACTAGACAAGAAATGATATCAGGTGCTACTGCAGATGATGCTACTGCAAATACGTTAGGTATAACTACAGCTAAACCTACAGATACAGCACTTGATACACAAAGATTTGAAAGAAGCATTACAGGAACATTATCTGATCCTGCAGAAAAACAAGATGTTAAACCTGAAGTAAAACCTGAAGTAAAACCATCAGCATTAAAAACAGTAAGTACATCATTAAAATCAGCATTTAAAAATATTAAAACACCTGCAATGATGTTATTAGATATGGTAGTGGGAGAACCTACAGCTGTACAAACTCATGCTACAAAATATTTTAATACTAGAGAAGATGGGAGAATAGCTGGTAATCCTGTAACAGATTTATATGCAGGTATGAATAGAGTATCTGCATTTGGTAATTTAGAAAAAGCTGGTGCATCTAGGATTGAAACTAGAGAAAGAACTATTGAGAAAAAGGGATATGGACCTGGAGATAAATTTTATGATGATACACAAAGTATGAAAGATCAGCAAGACTCTTATTCAAAATCTTTAGATAAAAACACTAGTACTAAAAGAGAAGCAGGTTCAATGAATCAGCCAGGTAGAGGTGGAGATCAAAGTGGTAGAGATGGTGGTAAAATAGTTTGTACTATGATGAATGAGTCTTATGGCTTTGGATCGTTTAGAAATAAAATATGGTTAAGACATTCTAAAAATTTAGCACCAGAATATCAAATAGGATATCATAGAATATTTTTACCGTTAATTAAAAAAGCAAAAACAAATAAAGTTATTAAAAAAATATTAGAACATATTGCTATACATAGAACAATAGATATTAGACAAGAAGAAAAAAATAAAATACATTTATTAGGTAGAATATATAGAACAATATTAGAACCAATATGTTATTGGGTAGGTAAAATATAATGGCTATACAAGATATGAAAGGTACAGTAAGTACAACAGGAATGGTAAATAATCCACCTGTTAAAATACAAGCACCTGATATGTCTAAAATAAAAATGCCTACAGCAGATAAGCCAAAACAAGTTACACAAAAACCAGTAGAACAACCTCAAGAAGAAGGGTTGCTACCTAAAGTAGAAAATTTAACAAATGAAGATAAAGCTGTATTATCTACAGTTCTATCTCCATCTGTTAGTAAAGTCTTACGTAAAATTGCACCAGACCTAAACCCTCTGTTAACGCAATTTACTAAAGAAGAAGAAAATGTTGTTCTTCCAGTTTCTATAGTAAAAAATTTTGCTAGTAGAAAATATCCTGGAACTGAACAGGAATCAATACAAAGTTTTGTATCTGATTTAGCTGGACAGATGGAACAAAAAACAACTGTGCCACCTGATGCACAAATGGTACAAGCCCCAGAGTCTGACGTTAATTATAATGCTATAGATTCTGATGCAATGACTATAGCTTAGCATCAGCCCACAATTATGGAATAGAGCTACCCTTACCCATAAGGCACTCAACCAATAGGTAAAAATAATGGAAGAAGAAAAGAAAGTTTCTGAAGAAACTAAAGTTAAAGTACCAGAGGCAAATCCTTACAGCAAAGTTAGAGATATAGATGATGCTGAAACTGAGGCATTTGCTAAAGGTGAATTAACAAAATTTCATGCAGAACAAAGAGAAAAGGAAGCAGAAGCAGCAACCGAACAGAAGGACACCGATGCATCTGAAGAGACTGCAGATTCAACAGATCAAAAGGCTACTCCTATCGCTGAACGCCCTGCAAAAGCTGAAGATCGTGTTTTTAAAAAACGTTATGACGATTTGAAAAAACACTATGATTCTACAATTAATAAACACAAGGAAGAACTCAGTTCTTTACGTACTAGATTAGAATCAAGCAATACCCAATTTGTGCCACCTAAATCAAAAGATGAATTAGAGGCATGGAGAAAGGAGTACCCCGATGTTTATGATATGGTTGAAACCATAGCAATAGACAAAGCTACTACTCGTACTGCAGATCTTGAAAATAAATATAAAGATTTACAACTCCAACAAGAACAAATTGCAAAAGAAAAAGCTGAAGTAGAACTTTTAAAACTTCACCCAGACTTTAATGATATTCGTACAAAAGACGATTTTCATGAATGGGCTGAAAAACAAGATCCTACTATTCAAGGTTGGTTGTATGAAAATACATCTAACTCTAAGTTAGCTGCAAGAGCTATTGATCTATATAAAATGGATCGTGGTCAAAGCACACTAACTAAGAAAGAAGAAAAGGATGTTAAAAAAGAAGCTGCTAAAGCAATTTCTAAAACTAAGAAAGCTACTGATTCTGATGTACCTAAGAAAAAAGTTTGGACAACAAGTGAGATTTCTAGATTGAAACCTCATCAGTTTGAAAAATTTGAAAAGGAGATTGACCTTGCTCGTTTAGAAGGTAGGATTGAACAACGTTAAACAATCTAACTAAACAATAAGGAGAAGCATTATGGCTTTTACAAACTCTAGTGGATATCAAAACCTTGCACAAGGTAATTTTACTCCACAAATCTTTAGTCAGAAAGTTCAAAAGTTCTTCAGAAGAGCATCAGTGGTAGAGGATATTACTA